TCGCTCAGTTGGTTGGCCCAATGCTAACCACCTCAGAGGTATTCAACACCACCTCAGGTGAGAACCTAGTTATCCCAACCGTAACCGCAACCTCATCTGCTGGTTCAGTTGCTGCTGGTTCAGCAATCTCAGAGAGCAACCCAACCTTCTCATCAATCACCCTTGGTGCAGAGAAGTATGGCGCGCTTGTATCAGTCGCTTCAGAGCTTGTTGCTGATGCTGGCTTCGACATCACTGGCTACATCGCTCAGGAACTTGGTAAGGCTATCGGTCTACAGACCAACTCAGTCCTAACCACCAAGTTGGCTGCTGCTGCTGGTTCTGCTGTAACTGGTGGAACTGGTGTTGCTGGTGCATTCACCTATGAGAACCTGATTGATTTGGTCTACTCGATTGATGGATCAGCCCGTCTGCTTCCTTCAACCGGCTTCATGATGGCTAAGTCAGGTCTTGCTGCTGCTCGCAAGCTCAAGGATGGCAATGGCGCATACATCTGGACTGACTCTGCTGTTCCTGGTCAGGCTGCGACTCTTCTTGGATACTCGGTTTACGAGAACCCAGGCGTGGCGGCTGTCGGCGTAGGAAACAAGTCAGTTCTATTTGGTGCATTGGACAGCTTCAAGGTTCGTGTTGCTGGCGGTGTCCGCGTAGACCAGTCTGCTGACTATGCCTTCGCTAATGATGTTGTGACCTACAGAGGCCTAACTCGCCTCGATGGAGGACTCACTCACTCAGCTCACATTCAGTATTTCAAGGGCGCTAGTTCATAGCCTTTGATTTAAAACCGGAAAGCCCCTGTTGCTCGTGCGTAGGCGAGTGGCAGGGGTTTTCCCATGCGCGCTCTCTTTACTCGCCATTGCATTATGGTCAGGGCGCTTTTAGAACTGTTGCATGACTTACAGGCTGGCACAAGATTACCGATGCCATCTACTCCACCTAACTCAATTGGGATGACATGATCAATAGTTGATTTGCTCACCTTTGCACAATAAAAACAAGGGCTAGAAATCAGCTTTTGCACTTCTTTCAATGTAATGAGATATGTGCCATTCAGTTTCATCTTGGCTCGCCTAGCTCTTGAGTATGCAGCATTGCGCTCTCTATGCTTGTAAGCATTATTGCGCTGGTAACTTGCATGAAGTTCGCGGTTATTTTCAATCCACATACCAGCCGAGGCAATTCGCTCTTCTCGCTTGTTCAAGTATTGTTGGCGATTAGTGGCCTTAACTGCCTCTGGGTTTTCTGCCCTGTAAATGCGATTCTTTAGATTCTTGCGCTCGCGCTGTTCAGGTGTCATATTGCGCTTCATAGCATTGGCGCAATCTCGACAAGCTGAGTTCAATCCACTAGGTGTAGATGCTTTTTTATTGAAGGCTGTAAATGGCAAGATTTGCTTACAGCGAGAACAGCGCTTAGACTCATTCATATCAAACTCCTTAACTAGTTTGGTCATGCCCCTGGATGTTTGCGCATCGCAGGGGTTTTCTTATAGTCTTAGTTTACTACGAAAGGGAACAAATGGCTAAAGCAAAAATTGATGGCTTGGTGACAGTCTGGAGCAATAGCCCTGGCGAAGCCACTGGATACGGCCAGCAAGCTGGTTATCTAGTTGATCGCCTAAAGCGCGATGGGGCAACTGTTGCCGCTTCTAGCAACTATGGTTTAGAAGGTTCGCTGTCTACCTATCAAACTAAGTATGGCTCTATTCCTCATTACCCTCGAGGCTCTGAGGCTTACTCCAATGATGTCGCACCTATGCACCATGCACACTTCAAAGCGCAGCACCCTGGCAAGCCAGATGTCTGGATTTCACTCTACGATGTCTGGGTGCTAAAAGGCGCACAGTTCGACAAAATGAATATTGCTTCATGGACTCCGATTGACCACATTAGTCTGCCTCCTGGGGTCGAGTCTTGGCTTCGCAAGCCCAATGTCACCCCTATTGCAATGGCTCCGAATGGTGTGCGCCAGATGGAAGCCAAGGGCATCGAGTGCGAGTATGTGCCTCATGGCATTGACACCAAGATTTACAAGCCGACCGCGACCATTGAGGGGCAACCTGCTCGCGACTATATGGGCTTGAAGGATGAGTTTGTTGTTGGTATGGTTTCGGCTAACAAGGCTTCGGGGTTGATTCACCGCAAGGCTTTCAGCGAGAACTTGCTGGCTTTCAGTATCTTCCGCCAGAAGCACCCTGATGCTGTCTTGTATATGCATACCGATCCGCTGGGAACTCAGGGCGGTTGGCAGTTGATTCCTATGCTTCAGGCTTTTGGTATTCCTAAAGAGGCTGTCATGTTTCCGCCTTTTGTGGATTACCGCTATGGCATGAGCCAGCAAACTTTGGCTGGGCTTTACAGCGCAATGGATGTCTTGCTTGCGCCTTCATTTGGAGAAGGGTTTGGGATTCCGACAGTCGAGTCACTAGCCTGTGGCACGAGGGTCATCGGCTCTAGCTGGGGCGCAACCCCTGACCTACTCTCTGAGGATTCTTGGATGGTTGAGGGGCAACCGATGTGGGATGCTGGGCAAAATGCTATCTGGCAAGTTCCCCTAGTTCCTTCGATTGTCAATGCGCTTGAAGAGGCTTACCAAGCCGAGCGAGGCACTAGCCAGGTAGCGGTTGATTTCGCTAAACAGTTCGATGTCGAAACTGTCTGGCAGAAGCACTGGCTTCCGGTTATCGGTCGCTTGCTAAACAAATGATCCCTGTTCTTGGCTTCTGCACTCTGAAGCGGTTTGATTTAGCTGACCGCTTGCTTGCTTCGATTGATTACCCTGTCGAGCATCTAGTCATCATTGACAACTCAGGGCTTGGCTCTGTCGGCTACACCCCTAAAAAGCCCGATTCTGTTAAACACCTGTGGACTCTCAGGATGCCTTTTGGACTGGGTTTGGTCGGCGCTTGGAATCTGATTATCAAAGCAACCCCTTATGCCCCTTACTGGCTTCTGGTGAATGATGATGCCTATTTTGAGGCTGGTGCTTTGGAGAAGATTGCCGCCGAGGTGGACACTCAGGCTCTGAACTTTCTGAAGATCAACACAGCATGGTCTGCGGTTGTTTTCGGTGAGGGCATGGTTGACAAGGTGGGGCTTTATGATGAGCGCTTCTATCCGCTTTACTATGATGACAATGACCTTGAGCGCCGAGTGCGCCATCATGGTGTGCCTATCAAAACCATTGATGCGGTTGTTCACCATGACAACAGCTCAACCCTGAACAGCGGTTATCAGGAAATGAACCACCGGAGTTTCGGGGCGAATATGCGCCTGTTTGATGACAAGCAAGCGGAGGGTGATTTCTCGCAGGGTGGTTGGACTCTCAAGACTAGAAGGGCAAACCGATGGGATTAGTTGTTTATACAGGTGGCTCTTTTGATTTGTTCCATTCTGGCCATGTTGCTTTCCTGAAGCGGTGCAAGGAACTTGGTGACAGGGTTGTTGTCAGCCTCAATACTGATGAGTTTATCCTCGCCTATAAGGGCAAAGGGCTGGTCATGAACTATGCCGAGCGAGCTGCTGTGTTGCTAGGGTGCAAATGGGTTGATGAGGTTGTTCCTAACATTGGGGGCGCTGACAGCAAGCCGGCAATTGAGATGGTGAAACCGGACTTGGTTGTTATCGGATCGGACTGGGCTAGGCGCGACTACTACACCCAGATGGGCTTTACTCAAGACTGGTTAGATGAGCGCGGCATTGGGCTTGTTTATATTCCTTACACCGCTGGCATCTCTAGCACCGAGATAAAGGCAAGACTAGCCAAGCGATAGAATAGAAGCATGGCGATTACAAATGGTTACACCACTCTTGCAGAGGTAAAGGCTGCCCTGCGCATCACTGACACCATTGATGACTCACTGCTTGAGATGGCTATTGAATCTGCCAGCCGACTTCTAGATGCTTACACCGCTCGCTCTTTCTACACCCAAGGATCAGCAACCGCTCGCTACTTCGCAGCAGACAATGACTTTGTTTGCCAGATTGATGATGCAACCAGCATCACAGAAGTTGCCACCGACTTCTCAGCAGATGGCAGTTATGACACCATTTGGGCAACCACCGATTATGAGCTTCTGCCTTTGAATGGCCGAGTTGATGGGTTGGCTGTTCCTTACAATGGTTTGCGAGCAATCCAGGATTACACCTTCCCTTTCCTAAATGGCGAAGGCTTAGTCAAGGTCACTGGTGTTTGGGGTTGGGCCGCCATCCCGATCGCTATCAAGCAGGCTTGTATCATTCAGGCAAGCCGCATCTTCAAGCGCCTAGACTCACCGCTCGGTGTTCTATCTAGTCCCGATTTGGGATTCATGCGAGTCGGCTCAAAGCTAGACCCAGATGTTGCACAGTTGGTTGACCCATACAAGATTGTGAAGTTTGCCTAATGGCTTCGATTGCTTCACTTCGCACAGGGATAGCAACCAACCTTGGAACTATCTCAGGGCTTCGCACTTCTTCAACAGGTTTCATTCCTGACAATGTGAATCCGCCTTATGCCATCATTGCCCCAAGCACTGTTGACTATCACAAGAGCTTCTCTACTGGCGGTCTAAATACTTACAACTTCACAGTCACTGTGGTTGTTGGGCGCGTATCTGAGCGCACTTCGCAAGCAAGCCTAGATGCTTACTGTTCCCCTACAGGGTCGGCATCTATCAAGGTTGCGGTAGAATCAGATAGGACACTAGGCGGAAATGCTTATGACTGTGTAGTGACCGGCATGAGAAACTATGGATCAATTACCATAGCGGAAAATACCTACTTGGCTGCTGAGTTTGACTTAGTTGTCCAGGCTAACTAACTAGGAGAAATACAATGGCAAAGTTTGTTGCTACTGATTACAAGGTGACTGTCAATGGCACTAACCTTTCGTCATCGCTTACCTCTGTTGACCTCAGCATTTCAGCTGATGAGGTTGACACCACCACCTTCGGCGGAGAGTGGCGCACCGTCACTGGCGGTCTAAAGTCGGGTTCAATCACCCTAAACTTTAACCAGGATTTCGCCGCCGGCAGCATCGATGCCACCATCTGGCCTTTGCTAAACACCGCTGCAACTGTGGTCATCACCCCAACCTCAAGCTCGGTGTCTGCAACTAACCCTTCATACACCGCGATCGCGCTTGTAAACTCATACCAGCCTTTTGCTTCATCAGTTGGTGACCTAGCAACCCTTTCGGTTACTTGGCCTACCTCTGGCACTGTAACTCGCGCAACTGCCTAATCAGGGCTAGACTCTAACTCATGAAGATTAACCTGCGCGTTGAGTTTGTGTCTGGTGAGTCGCAGGAAGTTTCTGCGACCGCCCCTGATCTTGTTGCTTTCGAGGACAAGTTCAACTTGAGTGTTACAAAGCTTGAGTCTGAAATGAAGTTCACTCATTTGGTCTGGCTTGCCTGGACTTCTTTGAGCCGACAGAAGCTAACCAGCAAAGAGTTCGATGCTTGGTTGGCGGATGTCGCTTCGGTAGGGCCTGAGTCTGCCCCAAAATAGTCGGGCTTGGCGATAGTTCCGCACATTGGTTTATCGCCAGCCTTGCTTGTGAAACAGGCATCGCCCCTCAAGTGCTTATGCAGGAGAGTGAGCGGATGCTGTGGACAATGGGCAGATACTTGGTTAGCCGTAACCTGCCCAGAGGCTAGATAAGCCCCCTCCTTCCGGAGGGGGTTTTATCATTGGTAGAATGGAAGCATGGCTGTCGCGCAAGAACCAATCAAACTCTATGGGGTAAAAGAGGCTGTCGCTATTATGCGCCAAGTCCAACCTGAGATGCTGAAACAGATGCGCGCTGAAATTCGCAAGATTGCTAATCCGGCAGTGACAGCAATCAAGTCAATGACCCCTGCTGTTTCACCGCTTCGGGGCATGGATCATTTGGGGCGCACAGGTTGGTCGGCTGTTAATGTCAGTGTGTCAATCACTCCAGGTCAGCGCTCTAAGGCTTTTGGTTCAACTACCTCTAACCTTGCTGCCATTATGTCGCGCGGTTCTAACAACCAGTTTGGTTTCAATATTGCGGATATGGCTGGCAAGACTAGAAGAATCCGCACCTCTGGTGAAACTCGACCATATGATTACAAGGGTGGTTCTAGAAGTCACAGGCTTAATGGTCAGGGTCGCGGTTTGATTGATAACCTGCCAGGCAAACCATCTCGCTATGTTTATCCGGCGATTGAGTCTAAACTGCCACAGATTTATTCCAGTGTTGCTGACACTGTGCAAAGAGCTATTGATTCCACTAACAGAAAGCTGGGCAAATACTGATGGCCGCTAAGGGTGCTATTAAGGCGGTCATCGCCACACAGTTTGATCCAACTGGGCTGAATAAAGCAACTAAAGAATTTAGCAAGTTAGGCTCTTCCCTTAAGGGTATTCTTGGCGCGGCTGGTTTGACTGTTGGTCTTAGCGGTGTTGTCAATGTCTTGAAGGAATCGGCTCAGGCTGCTATTGGCGATGTCAAGTCACAGGCTTTGTTGGCTAACCAGTTGCGCAACACTGTTGGCGCTACCGATGCGCAGGTCGCGGCGGTTGAAGCAAGCATCAAGGCGATGCAGATGCAAGCCGCTGTTGCTGATGATGATATCCGCCCAGCCTTTGCTTCGCTTGTTCGAGCGACCGGTGATGTCACAGAAGCAACTTCGCTAACTAGCCTTGCTTTGGATGTCGCGGCTGGCACTGGTAAAGACCTTGGTGCTGTATCGCTTGCGCTTGGTAAGGCAATTAATGGATCAACCACTAGCCTTCTGAAACTTGTTCCGAGCATCAAGGGTGCTTCTAACCCGATGGGCGAGCTAGCTTCACAGTTCGCTGGCGCTGCCGCCGAGGCTGCTAACAATGACCCTATTCAGCGCTTGACCATTGTCATGGGTGAGTTGCAAGAGCAACTAGGCACTTACCTGCTTCCAGCCCTTGAGGAGTTTGCTGCTTATCTTGCCGACTCAGGCACTCAGAAAAACCTCACAGCAATCATTGATGAAATTGGTAGATTTGTTGATGAAGCTCAACTCGCTGCCGATGGTGTCTTTTATCTGGGCGATCAGATTAATAGTTTCTTCGCCATTATCTCTGGCAATCTTGAGTCAACCCCTTTCACAGACTTCTTAGTTTTCTTATATGAAAAAGCCCAGGCAGCTCTCAATCCACTTCAGGGGCTTATCAAAATCCTGCAACAGTATGGTCTGATTGCTAAAGAAACTAATGACATTGTTGTTGGTGGCCCTAAGATTTCTAAGGGCTTGACAGCCAATGAGAAGTTTTTGCTCAGTCAGTCGCTCAAGGTTGCGCCAGTCGCCACTACTAAAACTAAGACTTCTTCTGGTGCTTCGCAGGTTGATAAGGCGGCGAAGGCTGCGGCTGATAAGGCGGCGAAGGCGCGCCAGGCAATCATTGATGCCGCTCAAGATGCGGCGGATGAAGCGAAGAAAGCCTTTGATGACCTCAAAGCAACCATTGATGAGTTCAACAAATCTTTCGAGGCTACCGCCAAGGGCTTCAATGCGGTGTTCAAACTCACCCCAGTGTTGGGCGCTTTCGAGCAACAAGCGGTTGAGGCTTTTGACACTATCAAGCAAGCCGCTCAGGATGCTTTCGATAGCAAACTAATCACCAAGGATGCGCTCGCTTCGCTGACCGCTTATGCGGATCAGGAAAAGACCCTGTTGCAGGGTATCGCTAAACAGCGCGATGTGCTGGCGAAGAAGATTAGCATTGCCCAGTCGGTAACCTCAGGCATCCTAGGGTCGCTGAATATCACTGCGATGCTTCAGACTGAAACTAAGCAGGTCACCAAGTCGGTCACCAAGATGATTGATGGCATCGCCCTGACCACCACCCAGACTTTTGATGAGGTTGTTTCTGGTGGTTTGGCTGACAGTTTCAAGAAACTGGTTGATAAGACTAAGGCTTTTGCTAGCAACCTGACCAAGCTGAAGAGCCTGGGTTTGAATGGCAACCTGTTCAAGCAGATTGTTGAAGCCGGTGCTGAGTCGGGCGGTGCTACCGCTGAGGCCATCATTGCTGGCGGTGCTGATGCGGTCAAGAAACTCAATGGCTTGTTTGGCGAGTTGGAGAAGGCTGGCTCAGACATCGCCGCCACCTCAACCCCTGTGCTTTATGCCCTAGGTGAAGACATCACCAATTCTTTCATTGATGGTTTGCGCTCTGAAGATCAGAAGCTGATTGACACCGCAACCGCCATGGCTGCTTTGTTTACCCAGCAGTTCAAGGCTTCGCTAGATTCAGCGATGCTTCCTGGCTTCAATGCTGCGGCTACCGCTTCAGGGCTAGGCATTGACAATACCGACTTCATTCGCGGTTATGGTCGCTCAACCTCAACAGGTT